GGGCGACGTGCGACCCGCTGGGCGATATGGCGGAAATGGATGACGAGAAGTTTGCCGACCTGTACGCGATGATTGAGACGGACAGCGAGGCACTGCGGGAAATGCTTGGCCTTGCCTCGGAAGTCGCCCAAGACGCCGATACCATCCTTTCGCCGCTGCCGACCAAACCACCGCCTAAAATGGCATGGGTGCTGGTCGGCATTCCGGTGGTTCGGTTCGCCGAGATTGCCGATGCGGTCGAGAGGCTGGCCGAGATCGAAGGCACGATTGTTGAGAGCACCGCGAACGATGGCTAAGACAACCAAGACAGACAATCACAACCCTGCCGCGAAGCTGGCGCTGCGTCGCCACTTCCTCCGCGAGTACCACGCGGACGATTCGCCCCACGTGCTGGATTGCTGCCAGGGGGGTGGGCTGCTGTGGCAGGAGTTACGAAAGGAGTTCGCGGTTGCGAGTTACTGGGGCGTGGACGTTAAGCCGAAGAAAGGCCGGCTCAAGTTGGATTCCGTTCGCGTGCTCGCGCAACCAGGCTGGCCGCAAAACGTGGTAGATATCGACACCTACGGCAGCCCGTGGAAACACTGGGCGGCAATGCTGCCGAATATCGCTCGGCCTACAACGGTGTTTCTGACGATCGGGCAGGTGCAAATTGGCGGCTGCCAGCTGATAAAAGAGGCAAAAGAGGCATTAGAACTAAAGGATTTACGTATTCCGCCTGCTATTTCCGCAAAACTCAACAGATTTGCGGTGCCTTACCTGTTGGCACAGTCCGATTGGTATGGTATAATCGTCACTGAAGCACTAGAGGCGGCTTCATCCGGCAACGCCCGCTATATCGGCGTCCGTCTTGAGCCTCGAACAAAAGCGGCCGGCTGCGAAGCTGACACTTCGAGCCGGCCTAAACACTCAGAACCTGTGAAGGAGGTCCGGAATGTCTAGCGTCAATTCTAGCACGCGAATCAGTGGCACGAAAGAGTGGTCCGTCGCTTCGGTGAACTGCGTCTCGGGCTGTTCGCACAACTGCCGGTATTGCTACGCTCGCGCCAACGCCATGCGGTTCGGTCGCATTCAATCGCACGGCGAATGGGAAACCATGCGGGTACGTGAGGCGGAAGTGCGGAAGCGTCGGCACAAGATCGACGGTCGCGTCATGTTCCCGACCACGCACGATATCACGCCGGAGGTTCTTGATCCATGCTTGGCCGTCATTCGTAATCTGGTCTTTTCCGGTAACGATGTTCTGCTGGTTAGCAAGCCGCATCGTGAGTGCATTGAAGCTATCTGCCGGGAGTTCGGCCCGTATCGAGATTCGATCATGTTTCGTTTCAGCATTGGGGCCGTCGATGATCGCGTACTGTCGTACTGGGAGCCTGGGGCTCCGTCGTTTGTGGAGCGGCTTGATTGCCTGAAACGCGCGCATCGGGCGGGGTTTGCAACCTCGGTTTCCGCCGAGCCGCTACTGGATGCCGCGCGTGTCGCTAAGTTGTTCGCCGTGATTGATCCTTGCGTTACGGATACGGTCTGGATCGGCAAACTCAACCAGATTCGGGCTCGCTCGACACTGGGTACCGACCTGAAGGAGATCGAGCGCATCGAAGCCGGCCAGACGGATGACGCGGTTCGCTTGGTGTACAAACAACTGAAGGACGAGCCCAAGGTACGGTGGAAGGAATCGTACAAGTCGGTTCTCGGTTTGGAGCTTGCCGAGTCGGCAGGTTTGGATATTTGATTGCGCCGAACGCATGGCGACGGCGTTTCCTGAGTTGGAGGTGAGACAAGCCTAATGAGCCGACACGTCTGGCCACCCATGACGCTGGAAGAGTGGAGCGCCGACGCGCACCGCAACGGCGAGGCCCTGACCAAGGCCGGTTCGGCGTTCCTGAGAGAGCACGGAAAGCACGTCGATGATCTACCGGCCCCGCTGTTCAACAACCTGAAAGCCATGCTCCGCAAGGCCATACTGGCGTATGGTTTGCAGGTAGCGAAAGACAAGGTGGAACGGAACCGGTAAATGCCCAACGCCATTGAACAACGCCTTGCCTCTCGCCTTGCCCGGCAGAAGATTGCCATGCTGGGGCGGAGCGAACGCGCTGCGGTAGCCGTGGGCCGTGTCTACTCGCAGCTTCTGCGCGACCTGCTCGCACTGGCGGGTGGCGATGGCGTCACGGAAGCGGTTCTGCGCGAGGCCCGAGACGTGACCGAGGCTGCTGCTACTGCGGCCCGTGAGACCGTTCGACGCGACCTGGCGGCTTCCGTCAAGGCCAGCCGCAAGGCGGCTATCGACGTGCTCGTGGGTACGCTACCGCTCCGGTGGTTCCGCGCCGTTGCCCCCGAGCTTGCCGCCGCGGCGCTGCCGGAGGCCGTGCTCCCCGAACGCGACCCGGGTACGGGCGGCGTCTCGGCCGAGTACGACTTCGAGCCGATCGCACGGCGGCGAATCTCGCGCGATGAAGCGATGGCCCTGATCCGGGAGCTTGCCTTTCATCCGCTCTCTGACGCGGAGGTCGAGGCGTACCTTGCCGGCGGAGCCAATGGCATCGCGTGGGACGAACGGCTCCGGCACTGGGACAGCCAGGCACGCGGGCAAATGCTCTCTCAGCTTGTCGAGGGCGTGTCGCTGGGCGAAGACGTTACCGGGCTCCGCAAGCGATTGCAGCCGATTGCCGAAGGCGTAGCGTGGAAGGCACAGCGGATCGCACGGACAGAATCCCGCCGCGTTGCCGAGCGGGCGCAGGTGGATACCTACGCCGAGTTGGGCGACATGACTTCCGGAATGCAGGTGATTGCCTCCCTGGACCAGTGGACCCGCCCGCACCATGCGGCCCGGCACGGCAAGGTGTACCGCAGGCGAGCGGATGGCGGTTTCGTTGCGGACGACGGCGAGCCGCTGCCTGAGTTGCCAGACGAACCGAATTGCAGGTGCTACCTGAGCCCGCTCCTGGCGCCGCCGGAGGAGTTCCTTAAGGACCCCGCGCTTCGGGCCGAGTTCGCGAACGACCAGAACGACGTGATTCCCGACCCGGCTGCCTATACGCAGTGGTTCAGCCAGGCGACGGAGAAAGACCGGGCCCTGGCTGTCGGTGTGCGGCGGTATCGCGCCATGGAGCGGAGGCTGTCCGGTACGGGCCAGCGGCCGGAGTGGCCGGATTTTCTCGACTCCGAGGGCCGGCTTCTTTCGGTGGCTGCGATTCGCGGCGAGAAAGAGGACGCCCGGGCCAAGCGGAAAACGGAAGTTGCCGCCGTACTGGACCGGCGCGAGCAGCTCTACCGGGAGGCGGCTGGCAAGGGAGCGGCGAAGAAGCTTGCGGCAAAAACGCAGCCGCGTCTACCCGAGCCGGCTGCGGCCCAGGCCGGTAAGGAAGAGGCCAAGACCGAAATGCTCCGCAAGCACCTTGCCGACATGCGGGCCCGGAACGAAGCCTTGCAGGCCGATCTGGATGCAACGCTCAAACGTGTCGCCGAAAAGAGGGCGGCGCTGGCCGCTGCTCGCAGGGAGCGGGCCGAATCCGACCGCGAGGCCGCGGCCATCCGTGCGAAAATCGAGGCCGCGGAAAAGGAAGCCAGACGAATTGACCGCAAGCTACGGGCCGAAGACCGAAAGCGGGATCGGACCTATTAGGAAAGGACGCCATGAGCAAACAACGACCGCAAATGCCACCTCTTGAGAAATCGGGGTTGACGCGGATTCCGGAATCTGGGAATCCTGACATCATTCAGTTGCCGACGCACGGCCGGAGCGAGGTCAACCGCCAGCTCTGCCGTACCGCACACCGGCGGCTGCAAACGCTCGTAGAGGAGGCCGAGAACGCCAATCTCTACGGGCTGGTGTCGATCGAGGTCGGCTTCGAGAACGGGCGAATTACCACCGTCCGGCGCCGGATCGACGGCACGGACAAATAGCACAATCGGGTATCGGAACAACCGGGCCCGGTGGGCAGCTTGGTCAGAAATGGCCGGGCCGCCTGCCGGGCCCTTTTTCGTTTACGGAAGGAACCGACCATGACCAAGAGCCACAAGCCGGCGACGGAAACCCTCCGCGAAACACTCACCTGCGAGGGGCTCAGTTTGACCGTGGACCGTGAGGCTGGCGTGATCCGCGGCGTCAAGGTACTCGGGCCGGCCAGCCGAAACGGCCGTGAGTACACGCCCGAATCGCTCCGCAAGGGCGTCGGGCTATACGAGGGTGTGCGCGTGAACGTTAACCACGTCGGGCGCGGCCAGTCTCGCAGCTACGGGGACCGGATCGGCCGGCTGGAGAATGCCCGCGTGCAGCCTGACGGCATCTTCGCAGACTTGCGATTTAACCCGAAGCACGCACTCGCAGAGCAGCTTGCATGGGACGCGGAAAACGCGCCGGGAAACGTCGGCTTGTCGCACGACGCAGAGGGGCGGCTTACCCGCCGCAACGGCAAGGCGATGGTCGAGGAGATTCTCTCCGTCCGCTCCGTGGACCTGGTAGCCGACCCGGCGACAACGGCCGGACTGTTCGAGGGCGAGATTGGCGACAAGATCGAGGCCGACGCACAGACCGCGGCAATTCGCCGGATCAATTCGACCGCAATGGACCTCGTGCATGCCGCTATCTGGGATGACGAGGGCGCCTACCCGACGCTGGCCGCGAAGAAGGCCCGCGTGCTGGCCGTACTGGCCGACTGGGAAACTGAACTGACGGCACTCGCCGCGCCAAAAGACGGCGATGGGACAACCACCGAAACCGAAACGGAGGAAGCAATGGACTTCCAGAAACTCACGGCCGCCGATCTGGCCAAGGAACGCCCCGACCTGATCGAGGCCATCACGCAGCCGCTGCAAGAGCAGCTCGACACGCTTACCGCGGCCGAGAACGCCCGGAAGCTGGACGCCGCGATTACCGAGGCACTGACGGCCGCCGGCATCGACACGGGCAACAAGACGGTCTGCTCCGAGGTCTTCATGGAGTCGCTGAAGACGGCCCCGGAGGACAAGCGGGCCAAGTTGATCGAGGACCGCAAAGCACTGTTGGGCTTCACCGGCCACGGCAAGCCCATCTCGCAGAGCCCGCATACCGGCGGCGCGTTCCCCGAGAAGACGGCCTTCGTCAGCGCGCTCCGCGGCTAGATCAATCCGGCGAATTGGAAGACGCCGACACCAGAAACTGAAACCTGTTTTTTTGCGAGGGAATCATGAGCAACACGATGCGTTACCGGCGGGGCGATACCAAGCCGGTGTTCGTCGCGCCGGCATCGGCCACCGTGATCGAGATCGGTGACCTGGTGTATCTGGACGCCGGAACGAAGCAACCGAAGCCGGCCAGTGCCCAGGCCGACGAGGGCAACCTACTGGGCAACCAGATGGCGTTCCACGACGTTTTTCTGGGCGTTGCTGAACAGCAGAGCCGCAACGGCGACACCGACCCGATCCGGATTGCCACCGCAGGCGATTTCGAGTTCGCCTGTGCCGCGGCCACGTTCGACCTCGGCGACTTGATCGGCGCCGTTGAGGCCAGCTCCGGCACGGCGCTCGAGGACCAGAAGGTTGTCGAAGTTGCCGGCGAGTACGCCGCAATCGGCCGCTGCTGCCAGCCCGTGGCGCCGGCTGCTACGGCGGTCATGGTCCGTATCCGCTCGACCGTCATGGAGGGCCTGGCGGCCGGCGTCTCCGGCTAAGCGCGGCCTGGTCCGAAGCAGCCTCCCTGTCACGAAACCCATTTCAAGAGGAATACCAAATGATCCGTGCAAGAAATCTCGGCCGCCTGATGCGGCTGGACCCGGCGCGATGCCGGGAGGAGTTGCGAGAATCGCTGGCAGCGGGCCGGGCCGGACAGCCGGGCGGCGTACTGCCTTCGGAGTTCTCGATTCGCGACCTCGCCGAAGAGCTGATTTGCGTCGGTGGCGAGCCGATCGGCTGGCGTGGCGTAAACGATCTGTATGATCCCTCGCGAATGGTCGAATCGACCAGTGCGGTGGACTCGACGGCGTTTGCGAACATCACCGGCCAACTGGTTGTGAGCGCCGTGCTTGCCGCGTACCAGTCCGAGGAGTACGTTGCGAGCCGCCTGGTGCCCGCGCGTCCGACCCGGTTCAACGGCGAGAAAATCCCCGGCATCGCCATGCCGTCCGATCCGGGCAACGATGCCCTTGCGGTGAAGGAAGCGCAAGACTTCCCGACCTTCGGTTTCGGCGAGGAGTACATCGAGACTCCGGCCACCACGAAGCGCGGGTTGATCATCCCGGTCACGAAGGAGGCCATCTTCTTTGACCGTACCGGGTTGGTCTTGGACCGCGCGGCAAGTGCCGGCGAAGTGCTCGGTCTGAACAAGGAGAAGCGGCTGCTCGACGTGATGATCGGCGCTGTCAACAACTACCAGGAGAAGCGGGCCGGCGATTCCGTGTTGACTGCCCGAGACACGTTCCAGGCCGTCACCCCCTGGATCAACGTCCTGTACAGCAACGAGCTGGAGGACTGGGAGTCGATCGACGCCGCGGAGCAACTCTTCGCCAACATGCTCGACCCGAACACGGGCGAGCCGGTCCTGATCGGCGGCCGGACGATCCTCGTTCCGCCGGCGAAGGCCATGACCGCACGCCGGCTGCTGTCGGCTACGGAAATCCGGGTCGCAACCGCCAGTGCGGCGCAGACCACGGTAAGCGGCAACCCGCTTGCCGGGATGGGCCTGTCGATGGAGGTAAGCCGCCTGCTGTACCGGCGGCTGATTTCTGCGCTGTCGCTCGACGCCGACACGGCTAAGGGCTACTGGTTCTACGGCGACCCGGCCCGCGCCTTCGCCTACATGGAGAACTGGCCCATTACCGTCGTGCAGGCCCCGCAGAACAGCGAGGCCGAGTTCATCCAGGACATCGTGGTCCGGTTCAAGGCGTCCGAGCGTGGCGCGGCCGCCGTTATGGAGCCCCGTGCCTGGCAGCGGCATTGCACCGCCGCGGCCCCGCAGTCGTAAGGCGGGACTTTGCCCGACCCGCGGCGCGGGTGCGCTGGGACGCCCGCGCCGCGTTTGGTAGGTCTTCCCGGCCGACCGTGAACAGCAGCCATGCCGACCGACGCTGAACAGATTCGCACAATTCGCAGCCAGACGCTTGCCCGCATCGCGGAAGTGAGCGCCTCGCATAAGCCGAGCTATAGCGTCAACGGCCAGAGCGTGTCATGGACGCAGTACGTTGCCGACCTTAGGGCTACCGTTGCATGGTGTGATGAGCAGCTCGGCAGTGAAGAGCCGTTCGAGATTCACAGCCAGGGATTTACCTAATGTTCGACCCGAGCGCAGATTTCGAGATGGTCGTCGACGGCCTTGAGCCGATCACGCTGCGCGCGACCGGGCAGCCGGCCGTGTCGATCCCCCTGGCACACCGCGGCCAGCTCTCCGCCGCGGAGGCGGAGGCTAGTAACGGACAGCTGCGGCAGACCGATACGGTTTGGCAGTGGGCGAGCGACCCCGCAACGCCGCTCGTGCATCCGCCCCTTGGCTCGACGATTCTGGACGGTTCGCTTGCTGTCTGGACGATCCTGGCAATCCGCCTCCAGGTCATGTCGCACAAATGGGAGGCCGTCTGCCGGAACCTGGCCGTCGAGGCGGGGCTAAACAACGCGATCACCCTGCTCGGCGCGACCTACGCACGAGACGCCAGCGGCGAGGCCCGCGCGACTTGGACCGCCCTGGCGTCCGGGCTGCGTGCCCGCGTACAGCCGGTTACGGCAGCCGCGGAAGTGGAGCAGGGCGCCGACCAGGTTGCCCGCGACGTGCGGATTACCGTCGAGGAGCCGCTCGATTCGGATTGGCTCGCCGGCGGCGTCCACCTCCGCGCCATCGACTCGGCAGGGCGCCATTACCTGGTCACTGGCTACGAGCAATCGGAGCGTATCGACGTGCTCCCGGTTTTGCTGGCAGTCGCCGCGGACGCCGTGGAGGTGCCCGAATGAGCATGACACTGACAATCCGCGACAAGGAGCTTTCCCGCCAGCTCCGCAAGGCCACCGCGAAGGGCCTGAAGATGGCGGCGGTCTTCTATCATGCGCGGGTGCGTGAGGCGGTCAACCGGCCGAACACGGGCACGCGGCGCAAGCGTACGCGAACAACCGTTGCCGGCAAGAAGGGATCGCAGTACACGACCTACGATCAGCCAAGCAAGGCCGGCGAACCGCCCCGCAAGCGAACTGGTCACGGACAGAGCCAGATTGTCTGGGAGTTCAACGGGGACCAGCAGTCGCCGGCGGCTCGCGTGGGCGTGAAAGAGAACGGGCTCTACATGGCCTACCTGGAGCTGGGCACGCGGCACATTGCCCCGCGGCCCTGGCTGTCGGCCATATTGCAGCGGTACAAGGCCATGATCGGGCGGCTTGCGGCTACCGGCGGCAGCGGGGAGGTCGGCCGATGACGTTGCACGCGGCACTCCTGGACCTCTGGCGAGACGAGCCGGAACTGACTTCGCTCTTGCCGGTTGCGAGCGTGTTCACCGGGCGCGTACCTCGCGGCGCGACGCTGCCCTACGCCGTTCTGGACCAGCCCTCAATGGGCGGCCGTGGCCGCAGCGATGACAGCGAATACGCGGACGTGGCCCTCCGTATTTCGGTGTGGGCCGAAAGCTACACGGTCGGGCAGGAGATTGCCGACGCCATCGAGCGGGCATTCGGCAACCGGGATTTCGACCTCGATAGCCTGACTCAGATCCTCGACTTGCGGCATGAGAGCACGTCACACGAGCAAGAGAGCGAGCCCGACCAACGGGCGTGGCGGTTTGTCATTCAGTTTTCCGCGCTGCGAATCCGCACGCGAAAGCATTGATCCAGCACGAAAGGAGTTGCCATGTCGGCATTCAGCGGAAAAGCCGGAACGGTCCTGCTCGGCAGCGGGGCCGTCAACGAAGTGACCAAATTCACGATCGAGAGCAAGGCCCACGTCGGCAAGTGGGGCAGCAACCTCAGTGCCGGCCACAAGAAGGCGCTGGCCGGCGTGCGGGAGAAGACAGGTACGGTGGAGTTTAAGGTGCCGGAAGGCGGCTCGGCCGAGATGGAGGACGGCGACGAGGTAACCCTCACGCTCAAGCCGGACGGCAGCGCGACCCAAAGCGGCCTTGCCGTAATCGAGAGCGTCTCGATTGAGGTGGACGTGGACACCGGCGATGCGGTTTCCGGCTCGTTTACCTGGCACGCGAACGGGGCATGGAGCTAACGCTCCGCGGCGACTGAAACCTCCCTGGTCCCAGACTGGAGAACGTATGAGCGATGGACACGCGCGGACGGCCGGCAAGCTGACCCGCAGCATCACGGTAGGTGGCAAGACGTATCGGCTCGCGCCGGTGCAACAGGGCATGTACGCGGAGCTTGAGGCGTACGTCGCCGAGAGCCGCGCGAATCCGATGGCCCTGGCCGTTGAGGCGTGCAAGACAGCCCCGGCCGAACAGCACGACACGATATGGCGGGCCGCCATGCGCGAGGCAAGCCGGGCGCGTGTCGTGACCGCGGAGGAGATCGGCGAGTTCGAGGCCTCCGTGCGAGGGCTCGCGTGGAAGCTCTGGGCGTGTCTGCAAAAGCACCACGCAGAAGAGTTCCCCGAGCCGGCCGATGCATTGCGGCTCGTCGAGCAGGCCGAAGCGGAGAAGCGGCTGGAGGAGCTGGCTACCGAGGTCCACACGGCCAGCGGCGAGGAAGACCTGGGAAACTGATTTGGCCCGCGGCGGACCCGGCGCCGGCCCGCGATGGCCGGCCGATCGGCCGCGGGTGGCCGTCGGTGTATCAGTTCTTCGCGGAGCAATACGGCTGGCCTCCGGAGGTGGTTGACCGGCTCACATTGTACCAGGCGGCGATTTTCATGGGCGCCATTTGCCCGGACCACGGAACGGTGAAGATGACTCGCAAAGACCACGCCCGCTACTACGGCAACCGACAGGCACGCAAGGCACTCTGAGCAATGGCATTCCAACTAGCGAAGGCATACGTCGAGTTCTCCCAGAGGGGCATGGGCGGCATTCTCGGCGGCATCGGCGGTATCGCTGCTAAGCTCAAGGGCCTTGTCTCGCCGATGGGCCTCGTGTCTAGCGGACTCGCTGCCATTGGCGCCGGGGCGGGCATGGGCGGCGCGCTGAAGCTCTACGGCCAGCAGGAAGAGGCCGAGAAGCGTCTCGAACAGGTCGTTCGCGCTACCGGCGCGGCGGCGGGCTTTTCTGCCGAAGAGTTGAAGAAGATGGCCGGCGACCTCCAGGGCGTTACGCGATTCGCCGATGAGACCACGCTGCAAGTGCAGGCTATGCTTCTGACGTTCAAGTCCATCAAGGGCGGCATCTTCGAGGACGCGCTCGAAACCGCCATGGACCTCAGTACCGTGTTCGGGCAGGACATCAATTCCAGCGTGGCGCAACTGGGCAAGGCCCTGGAGGACCCGCTTCGAGGGCTTACGTCCCTCCGCCGAGTCGGCGTCTCGTTCTCCAAGCAGCAAGAGGACGTCATCAAGGGGCTCGTTGAGACGAACCAACTCGCAAAGGCGCAGCGGATCATTCTTGATGCGATTGCCGGGCAGGTTGGCGGTTCGGCACGCGCGGCCGCGAATACCTTCGCCGGCCAGTGGGAGCAGGCGAAGAACGCGGTTGGTGATGTGATGGAGGAGATTGGCGAAATCCTCGTTGACACGTTCGACCTCACGAGCCTTGCAGGTAGCATCCGTTCGCTCGCCGGAACCTTCCAGGACTACGCGCCGCAGATCAAGGCGATGTTGCAAGCGGTTGGAGAGGAGGTCAAGTCCGTTGGCGGCCTGATGTTCGAGCTTGGCCGCAAATCGGTCGATGGCTGGCGCATGACCTCGGATGCGCTCGGCAGCTTCATGGGCACGCTTGGCGCGAGCAAGGGCGGCGTTACGGGCTGGTTTTCCGATCTGGTTGACAACCTGCATTTCACCATTGCGAACTGGGACATCTTCTCGCAAATCATTGGCGAGTACACCTACCAGGTGTTTGCCAACATGTGGGAGCGGGTTCGCGTGTTCTTTGTGAATATCGGCAACATCGCGTCGTGGTTCGGCGAGAACTGGCGGGACATCATGTTCACGTCGATCGACTGGGTGTTGACCGTCTTCATCAACCTTGGCCAGAACATCCGCAATATCTGGCAGGGCGTGCTGGACTTCTTCTCTGGTAAGGGCTTCCACGTCGATTGGACGCCCCTGACCGAAGGCTTCCATAACTCCATCAAGAAGATGCCGGAGCTGGTGAAGGCGGAGGTCCACAAGACCACGCCGGAGCTTGACAAGCTCTACAGGGAACTTGACCGGCGCCGCGCCCAGTTCGATGCGAAGAAGCGAGCCGGGCGAGAGGGCACGGAGGCAGAGGCTGAAACGGTTGCGGGCCCCGAGGCGCCAGGGGCACCTGGAGCGCCCGGAGCACCCGGCGCCAGCGGCGAGAGTAAGTTCCAGTTCTTCGGACTCGCTGCGTTCGCCGAGCAAATGCAGCAGGCCGCGGCAAAGGCCAACGAGTCGAAGCAGCAGCTCGCCGCGACACAACAGCAGGCCGCGGCTACTCAGCAGCTTGCCGACGCGGCGAGCGGCTCGGGTCTGAAGGTAACGGTGGTCAACGCCTCCGAACTGCAACCCGCGTACTAGGAGCGTCCACCGATGGCCTACGAAGAGCTTTGCGGCAGCCCGAAGATGACGCTCACAGCGGAAAACGGGCACAGCATGACGCGCGTCTTCCGTGTACCGTGGAGCGAGTCGGCAGCGTTCGCTGAATTGATGTTTCTGACCGGCTTCCCCGGCTTCCCGACCAGCATGCCGCAGTCGATTCTGCTAGAGCCGTTTCTTGGCGAGAACGATCCGGCATCCGGCACAATTACGAACCCGGCAGCCAGTACCGCGCAATACCAGTACGCGAAAGCTACGGTCAGCTACGCCACGACGCTATGGGGCGCGGCATGGCCATCTGCGATTACCCGACCGGAGCATGACGTGGCGACGAAGCTGACGGTCAAGACGCGATTCTCCGGGCAGTTCCTGACCGTGCCCGCCCGGGCAACGGAATACGAGGACGCCTCGCCCGGCGACGAAGACAAGCCGGTGCCGCCCGAAGACGCGATGAACCGCATTTTGATCCCGCTGGTCGATTACCAGGTCGATTGGGATTGGGTGGCCAATCCGCCGCGTGACAAGCTCCGGGAGTTTCTCGGCAAGTGCAACTCGGAGCCGTTCATGGGCTGCGAGCCGGAAACGCTGATGTGCGAGGCTGCGGACGTATCGCCGTCATTCCGGCCAGCGGTCGACCCGCGATGCTACAGCGTCTCTGTCGTGCTCAAGCAGCGGCGGATCGAAGACGGGGGAGAGGTGCGCGGCTGGAACCACGAATACCGGGAAGACCCGGCGGGCTGGGTGCGGATCAAGCTCCCCGACGGCGCTCTCCGGTACCCGGCGAAGGACTTCGCGGACATGTTTGAGCAGTGAGGCAGCCGTGAATCTACCGGACATCCGCCGCGGCCAGAAGATTCGCACTCGCGACCAGATTGCAATGGTCGAGGGCATCCAGTCGGCTGGGATCGACGAAGCTGTCGGCGGCGGCCTGGAATCGGTTACCCGGTCGCGCACCGGCGCGCGCATCAGCGGGTTGCCGATGCCGCGACTGGCCGTCTTCGAGATCACCGCCTACTGGCAGTGGACCAAGAACGATTCGCTCCCGGAAGGCTCGCCGGCCCGCCCGCAACACTGGCACCGCGCCCGGGCCAAGCCGGTTGTCTACTTCCCCGGCAGCGATCAACGGAAGTGGGACGGCACTGCGTTTCGACGGGCCGAGTGGATTTACCACCACGTCGGCTACTGCCCGGGCATCGGCGTCGGCGATCCGCCACTCGCGGCGCGATACCAGCAGCGCGAGGATAACGCCTTTATGCCTCGCTCCGGCGTGGGCGATTGGGTATGGTGCCAATTCGACCCGCAGAGCGGCCTGTGGGAGTCGATCGAGCCTTGGGAAAATACATGGCGATTCAAGCTCGCCGAGGCATTGACGCCCGGCGGATCGGCAGAGGCAAAGCTTCTTCTGCTGCGCGACGGTTGGGGAATCGGCGAAGACGAGACAGGCAGCATCGAGAATGCCACCGACATCCTCTTCGAGGTGCACGATCCGCTCTACCTTGCCGGCCGCGGCGCCGTCGATTGCGTCGGGTACGCCCGGCGGATGGCCGATGCCGGGCGGTTCGAGATTATCGCCATGCGGCAAGCCCCGTCGCTGATCTTCGGCTTTCTAGTGGGCGACTTGGAGACAACGGACGAAACCTTCTTGATCGAAGATTGCGGCGTCTTGCAGCCGGTTGGCTCGGTGATTCCAGCGGCCGACCTGGACGAAAACGACCGCATCACGGTCAAGAACGTGCATTCTTACTTCGGCACGGCCGGCGCGTATTGCCAATGCACGTGGAACGCGACCTATTCGCGGTACGATCTGCATCAAATCTCTTGCTCGGCGGCGCAGGAGTAGCGACGATGTTCCCTTGCTGTTGTGGTAAGCTTACGTGCGAAGGTATTTGCATGGAGGTCGTATTTGAGGATGTTGATTATTCTATTACTCTCGTTGGTCTGGACGCACCGGTGCCCGGCAGTTGGATTACTGCAAATGAGAGGTTGGTGGCAGTTGATTTGCAACAAAAATGGCAATTATATCTTGCAACAGGTGCGGTTATTATTGATACTGGGCCTTTATCCGATTGTAACCTTCGATTGCCTTCTAATTTGGTAGCAAGTGGTACACATGCTTGTGATTGTGCTTGGGTGTCAGGTACTAAGGCAGGTGGTGATGTTAAATACCAACAATGGTTGCTGACATACCGAAAAACATGTGAAGTGTGCGACGGTGCAGGGTGTGAGAGCTGCGACGAAGAAGGGGTAACTGGTAATTGGTTCGTGGCGCTACTTGTTAAGGCGCAACCCTTTAGTTCTTATGAGCCGTGTTGGCTTCCGGGGATATATTGGGCAGTTTTTGAGAAGGAACTAGAACCTATCTATGATGAAGAGCTTCTATTGTCACAAGACACCCGGTGTTGGTGGAATCACGGTCGCACAATTATATTGGACCATGTATGTACTGTATGTCCGAACCAAGCCGACCCTGCCGATCTTTATCCGGCTGTGCCTGACTTTTCGTTGAGCACGGTGAAAGTTAAGGCTACTGGGGTCGAAACATGTGATTCACCTACATTGTCATGGTTGGATGGCAATTGTTTACATACGTGTTTTCGTATGTCCTATTGTCCTTCCGATGCTGATGAATTATTGAACTTTGTTCAGGTTACGTTCACTGGACTGCGAACCAATAATATTCTTGCAACTTCACCTTGCGAAATCAAAGATATCGAGACAGACGCGGGTGTCGAAGGAAATGAATGGCGTATCACTACTATTACCTGGGGGGCAATATCTTGGTTCGGCACCTTGGGACGATTTGCATACAGCAATTTCCATTTACTTGGACGGACAGATGCAAGTTATACAGTCTTTTGGTACGATGAAAACTTGTCCACGACGCAGTATATCAATCAGACACCAATATCAAAAGAATTGTCTCCGTCCGGAAGACGCACAGGTGTATCAATTGGCCTTTCAGAGCCCTTTTATTTTTTGTTTGGTGGTGTAGGTGATGATTGGCCAGCATATGATGCTACGATTTTCTTAATAGCGGAAGGTGTCGATAGAAACGACCCAGATTGTCAAATTGAGGCTGTCTACGGAACTCGGTCATGGGAAAATGTCAACCCAGATGATGAAACGCCTACGTTTGGTGTAGAGGTGGGGGAGTTTTGTCATTTGAGGAAAAGTTTGGTGTGGTTCGATCTTACAGGGTCCTATTTGCTGCGGCCCGGTCGTTGTTATACGTACGATTGGATACCCACTTACCACATTCCAAATGAGTGGCGCTTACCTTCTGCTGACCACCCTAATTATGGCACTACGCTGTCAATTCGTGCTAGTTATGACATTAGCCAAGTGTCTGGTACTTGGCAAACGGGGTGGGTGGTTAGTTACGCTCAAAACACGTGGAATAACCCTGCCTACCAAATACCACACCGGGGGTTTTCTGCGGGGGGATGTTGTCCACAACAGCTTGACATCCCTCGGTATTATGCTGAAGGGGGCATTGATGTACCGCAAAATGCTTGGTTGGATGGTACCGGAACCGTGTCGGTATCTTGTATATTGGTCAAGACCCCGCCAGGAGCAATTGTTGTA